TTTTTTAATTATAAAAATATTGAAGTTCAACTCATAATCCTGTAGGATCCTTTTAAAGAGGCATAACTTTAATGAATCTAATCTTCTAATGGCAATTAATAAAATTCTCCCATTCCTGCAATATCTGCATCATGGTCCAATGGCACTCCTGAAATATCTTGATAAGCTGCATCCCATACATTTTTTTTACTAATGTATCCCATGAAGGGAAGCCCTCTAAAAGTTGCTCGACCGTAATATCAGACTGTCTTAATTTCTTGAGATCCTCGTACGTCATTCGTTCTTCCATCATACGAGGGACATCATGTAACTTATCTCCTAATGACACCAATATTTCTGAGTAAATAAGGTATAATCGATCATAAGCATCTCGATTAGAAGCATATGTACCATAAGCATGACCAACTATAGACAAAAGTACATCTATTTGGTCGCGGGACTTAGTCTCTCTACCGTTAATCGCACGCACTACAAATTCTCGTGATTCTCGGTAAGGCAAGAAATTAGGCTGACCTGGAGAAGTATCAGAGTTTCTAACAAATTGATGTTTTAAGAATGTTGCTCCCATTGTAACTATCTGTCCATCCTTAACTTTTGAGCAAAAAGGAATTCCATCTTTAACATCACGTATTACTACATTGAAATGTTTCTTCATAAATGCAGCGAAACGCTGTCCACTAAAATACTCTGCGGATATTCCCACACCTTTATTATACAAATGATCATCTCCATAAACTACTATTCGCACTAATATCATAAAAGCTGCTTCTAATTCTTCTTTCTTATCATCTGGAGCATTCGCAATTGTATACACACAAAACAAACAAAAGTAGAGAAACATAATCCAAGAATCCATGTGACTTGTATTAAAAGCTCCTGAAGGGACTCCCCCGCTTATAACTGCGTACACCTCTCCTATTACCTGTGTCACCCGATTTATCATGTTTTTAATAAGAAATTCATTCACCATACGAAATATCGGCAAATCCTCTGCAGTTGGATCATAATGTAACATTTGCATACTTAAGTACAAATTACTAAATAACTCTCGTATTGTCTGGTCAAAATGCTCTCCATCACCTTCAACAATTAAATTTGCCCAACAATTGTCTAAACAAATACCTAAGGCCTTAGCTATAGAATCAGCTCCTCCATGTGACCAACGATGTCCTACTCGTATTCCAACACCTCTCTCTTTCATATGACGAAGTGTAGACACCAGTCTCTCTAACAATATATAAATGCCTGTAGGAATATTAAAGACACGAAGCTTATCCATAGCTGACGCCCATTTTTCATCATCCCACTGCTTAGTAAAATGAAAATAATTCTCGGACTTAG